ATTAATTAAATTTTAAATTATGGCAAATCAAAAGTTAACTCAAGAAGAGCTTAACCAGTTATCGGAACTACAGCAAAAGAACGCTGCCTTAGTTCAAGAACTTGGACAAATTTCACTAGCTGAAATTAACCTCGACAGTAGAAAAGAGAAAGCTGAAGTATTTTTAGCTGAACTTAGACAATCGGAGGTTGATTTAGTCAAAGAATTAGAAGACAAGTACGGTGTAGGATCAATTGATCTACAGGCTGGTGAGTTTATTCCAGCTCCCAAGGCTGAAGAGGCACCTGCTGAAGAAGCAGCAGAGCCTGAGGTTGTAGAAGAAGAAAAATAAAAAACTTTTACATACTTTTTTAAAAGGAGGGTTTTACATCCTCCTTTCCTATTTATTATAGAGAAGTAAAACTTTTTTGACTGTACTGTTTTACATTCCCGAATGATATTTATAATAAAATTTAAATAAAATAGACCAACATGGCAGAAACTATCATCTCACCAGGTGTATTTGCAAGAGAAAATGATATTTCTTTTATCAATCCTGCTCCAGTAGAAGCCGGTGCAGCAATCATCGGACCAACAGTAAAAGGACCAGTTGAAGAACCAACTATTGTTACTTCCTATAATGAGTACGTTAGAAAGTTTGGAGAAACTTTTACTTCTGGATCTACTAAACAAGAATTCTTAACTTCTGTAGGGGTTAAAAACTACTTCCAACAAGGAGGAAACTCTGTGTTGGTAACTAGAGTAGTAACAGGATCATTTACATCTGCAACATCAACACACGTATCATCTTCAGCAAACGCATCAGTTCAACCTTTTGTACTTAAAACTCTAGGAAAAGGAGAAATCTTTAATGCATCTACAGGTGTTGCATCACCAGGTACTGAAATCGCAGGAAGCGGAGGAGTACTAACTTCTGGTTCTGCAGACAACATCAGATGGGAGATTCAAAATGTAGACAACAAAAAAGGAACATTTACTTTATTAGTAAGAAGAGGAGATGATAGCCACAACAACAAAGTTGTGCTAGAAACTTTTAACAATATATCTTTAGACCCAGAGTCAGATAATTATATTGAAACTAAAATCGGTACTCAGTACAGATCAAAAGCTACTGACGGTAGTAAAACCTATGTTAAGACATTTGGAGAATATGTAAATAAATCCAATTACATTTATGTATCAGCAGTTAACTCTCAAACTACTGGGTACTTACTTAACGATGGTGTGACTGTAGGTAGTAATAGTGCAGGAGCTTCTTATTCTGGTTCATTACCAATAGTAGAGTCTGGTTCCTTCCACGGAGCTGCAGGTTCTAATGCAGTTGCTAATGCTAACTATGGAACATCAATCTCTAACACTAATTCACAGGGATTAACATCTGGAAACTATACAGATGCTATCTCAATTTTAGGTAATAAAGATGAGTATCTGTTTAACATAATTTCTACACCAGGGTTAATTTACGAAAACTCAGACCAAGCTGGAGCACTAAACAGTGTTATTACCTTAGCTGAATCTAGAGGAGACTGTATCGCAGTAGTAGATTTAGATAATCATGGATCAACTGTATCCAACATTACATCTACAGCAACATCCTTAAATAGCTCATATGCAGCTTCTTACTGGCCTTGGGTACAAGTAAGAATGGCAACAGGTAGAAACGCTTTCGTTCCTGCTTCTTGTGTCATTCCAGGAGTATATGCATTTACAGATAACAGCTCAGCACCATGGTTTGCACCTGCTGGATTAGTTAGAGGAGGAGTAGTTGGAGTAATTCAAGCAGAACAAAAACTTACTAGAGGTCAAAGAGACTTATTATACGATGGTAAGATCAACCCAATTGCTACTTTCCCTGGACAAGGTATTGCAGTATTTGGTCAGAAAACATTACAAACTAAAGCTTCTGCTTTAGATAGAGTAAACGTAAGAAGATTGTTAATTGAACTTAAGAAATTCTTAGGTGATCAAGCTAGAAACTTAGTATTCGAACAAAATACAGTAGCAACTAGAAACAGATTCTTATCAGTAGTTAATCCTTACTTAGAATCAGTAGTACAGAGACAAGGTCTTTATACATTCAGAGTAGTAATGGATGATACAAACAACACAGCAGATGTTGTAGATAGAAATCAATTAGTAGGACAGATATTCATTCAGCCAGCTAAAACTGCAGAATTTATAGTACTTGACTTTACAGTTGAGCCTACTGGTGCAACATTTAATGGATAATTTTTAATTAACGATATTTATAATAAAGTAAATACAACATGGCAGTATTAGATCCAAACGAAATAATGTTTAAAGCCTTTGAACCAAAGGTACAAAACAGATTTGTGATGCTTATCGATAACATTCCTTCCTTCATGGTAAAGAATGTAAAAGCTCCTACCTTTACCGATAACGTCATCAAATTAGATCACATCAATTCATATAGAAAAATTAGAGG